GGCATCGGGGTCAGCACCGCCCGGAGGTGGCGGGAGGGGCTCTATCCCGTGCCGGACGCGGTGATGGCCTGGATCGAGGGGCTGGCGGGCGCGGTGGCGGCGGTGGGGCCGCCGCCAGTGCGGGTGAAGGTGGGCCATCGGCCCTCGGCGGAGGCGGACGAATGGGCGGAATGGGGGTGAGCGCATACTACAACGAGAACGATCCCGCCGCCGCCGCGTGGCTGCGGGAGCTGATCAAAGCGGGAGAGATCGCGGACGGCGTGGTCGATGACCGTGGAATCGAAGAGGTCACGGCGCATGACGTTCGAGGGTTCACGCAATGCCATTTCTTCGCCGGCATCGGGGCCTGGAGCCTCGCTCTCAGGAGAGGCGGGTGGGACGACGACAGGCCGGTCTGGACCGCCAGCCTCCCCTGCCAACCTTTCAGCGCGGCTGGCCAGAGAGGCGGGTTTGCTGACGAGCGGCACCTCTGGCCCGCCTTCCTGCACCTCCTCACGCACGGCAAGCATCGCACTGTCCCAGTGCTTGGCGAACAGGTTGCGAACCGAGGCGGCCTCGAATGGTTCGACCTTGTATCGGCTGACCTGGAAAACGAGGGATACGCCGTCGGGGCGGCCGATACCTGCGCTGCGGGGTTCGGCGCGCCGCACCTCAGACAGCGATTGTATTGGTTGGCCGACGCCGACGAAGGGAAACGCGGACGGCTCGCAGATGGCGAAGGACGCGACCGCGACCGGCAGGCGGGCGGACGGGACGAAAGCAACCGTCAGCCTGAACCATGTCGCGACGCTGGCGGGCTGGCCGACGCCGATGGCGGGGACGCCCGCCAGGAACGGCAACAACGAAGCGGGGAACAACGACAGCAGCCGGAGGACGGTGGCGCTGGCGGGGTGGATCACGCCCCAGAGCCACGACACGACGGTGCGCGGCAACGTGATGGCGGATCACCACCATTCGCCGCACGACCTGTCGAACCAGGCACTGTTGGCCACCGGCCCGGCCCGGTTAACGGCCACTGGCGAGATGCGGACTGGATCTTCTGCCGGGACAATAAGTGGCGGCCAGTTGAACCCGGCACATTCCCGCTGGTTACAGGGGCTGCCGCCCGCGTGGGACGCCTGCGCGGCTACGGCAATTCCCTCTGTGTCCCGCAGGCGGAAGCCTTCGTCAGGGCGGCCATCGACGCCCTCTGGTGAGGCGGAGGAATGGTGGTAGCGAGAAGAAGAAACCAAGAGGGGAACGGGTGAAATGACGAAGAACGAAGACGATCGGACACGCGGGCTGAACCTACGGGATATCCCTGGCCTGGCGGCGATGCTGAGGGAAGAGCGGTGGATCGACTGGTGGCGGCAGCCGGTCAAACGGAAAGACGGCAAGCCGGGGTTTCGCAAGGTGCCGCGTATTCCCGGAACACTGGAGAACGCCAGATCCAACGATCTGACCGGAGCGAGAGGCTACGACGTCGCCCGCGCGGCGGCGCTGGCGGACAAGGGTCTGGCCGGGGTTGGCTGGATGATGCTGGACGATCTCGGGCGCGTGGCCATCGATATCGATCACTGCCGCGATCCCGTGACGGGAAAGGTGGACGGATGGGCGCTGGCGCTCCTGACGGCGGCGCCAGGGGCATACCGGGAGGTGACGCCCTCCGGAACCGGCCTGCGGATCATCGGGCGGTTCACGCCCGCCGAAGGCCCGCTGGAGGCATTCCAGGGTAATCTACAGGTGAAGCCTTGGGTCGAGGGGCTGGGGGCTGACGGCGAAACAGAGCGGCGCTGGTGGGGCGTGGGGATCAAGGCCCGCGCGGCGGTGGAGATATTCCACGCCTGCGCGCGGTTCATCACGGTGACCGGATGGGACGGGACCGGGGATTGCGAGGCCGATATATCGGCCGTCGTGGAATGGCTGATGGAGCGGACGGAGAGAGGGCGGACGAGGGCCGGCGCCGCCGCTCCACCGCCCGCCATGCTGTTGGGCGAGATCGAGGATGTCGTCGCCTGCCTCGCCGAGATCCCCAACCCCGACAACCCAGACTGGGACCGGTTCGCGGTCAGGATCGGGATGGCGGTGTGGGGCGCCACGGGAGGAAGTGAAGAAGGTTTCGCCGCCTGGGTGGAGTGGTCGGCCAAAGCCGAGAGCCAGCATGACGAGAGCGTTTGCATTGAGCGGTGGGACCACTGGAGCGCCTCGACGCCGCCAGGGTCTGGCATCTGGACGCTGATACGGAGGGCACGGGAGACGGCGGGGGCAGGGTGGCTGCCGCCGACGTGGCGGCCAGAGCGGGTGTTCGAGGTGGTCGAGGGGCCGGAAGGGAGCGGAGGAATCCCACCCTGGGCGCCTTTTGGTGGTGAGGTCGCCGATGGCGCGGCCAAAGGAGAAGCGGCGCGCGGGCGACTCGCGGAACTCGCCGCGCGCGTGACCTATGTGCAGGCCCTGCATCGGTGGCTGGATCGCGAGACGTGGATCTTGCTGGACGAGCCCCGCCTGAAGCAGACGGCGCAGCGCATGGGGATTGAATGCGCGATGTTCCAGGGCGGGAAAGGCATCGCGGCGCGCCTCGGGCTGGAGGGGAGCGGGATGCGCTGGGTGGCCGGGGTGACCATGCGGCCGGGGCGAGGGGAGACGGTGACGGAGGCGTGGGGTGTGTGCGCCAACACCTGGCGGCCCTCGGCGCTGAAGCCCCGGGCGGGGGCCACGGCCGGTGATGCCGGGGTATGGCTGGAGCATGCCCGGCGGCTGATCCCGGACGCGGCGGATCGGGAGCGGGTGCTGGATCGGCTGGCCTGGGCGCTCCAGAATCCAGGACGGAAGATCAACAGCGCCCTGGTGCTGATCGGCGGGCAGGGGACCGGCAAGGATTCGCTCCTGTCGCCGTTCTGGGCCGCCATCGGCGAACACAATCACAGCGTGGTGCGGGGGACGAAGCTCGGCGGGCAGTTCAACGGATACATGGAGACGGCGTGGCTGCTGATCTCGGAAATGCCGCCGGCGCACAAACGCGACGTTTACGAAGACCTGAAAGGCGACCTGACCACACCGCCGGATGTGATCCGGATCAATCGCAAAGGGGTGGAGGAGTACGACATCCCCAACGTCCTGAACGTGGCCGTGACCACGAATCATGCCGGGGCGATCGCGCTGGCCGAGGACGACCGCCGGTTCGACGTGGTCGGAACGGTGATGGCGGTGGAGGGGACGGAAGCGGAAATCGGGATTTATTACACGGCGCTGCATCGTTGGTACAGTCACGATGGCGGGCGAGAGATTGTCGCCGGATACCTGATGGGGCGGGATGTCGCGGCGTTCAACCCGAACGCGCGGCCGGTGGCGACAGTGGCCAAAAATACCATGGCGCGGGAAGGCGCGCACCCCGCCGTGGGGTGGACGACCCACCTTTGGGACGAGGAACAGCCGTTGCATACGCGAGATTACGTGGTGGTGCGGGAGATCCTGACGAAAGGACAAAGGGGTGAATGGGACGCGGGGACGGGCGTTTCGCGTGGAATCACATGGGCCCATGTCGTTTCCGCCCTACGCCTCATGGGGTGGGTCCAGCTGGAGCGGCAAATAGTGGATGGGGACAGACGCGCGCGCGTCTGGGCCAGGGCCGCGGTGGCGGAACTGGCCTCACAGGTGTCGGCGGCCGCGTTGCGGGAGTGTCTGGAGAAAGACCGCGTAAAGACGGCCGGGATGGGGTTCGAGAGGGTGAAACTCTGAACAGGGCAGTGCTGCACAGACGTGTGCGCGGGTGTGCATATAGCATTATGGTTAAATACCTTATGTCAATACGCACACGTCCTGAACACAGGTTGAACAGGGGGGTGTTCTCCAAAAAATGTCCATTATATCTACATACTTTCTATATCTGAACACTGAACACTTTATAATATAATATAATAATATATTATATATATAGGAATATATGTATAGGTGTGTAGGTACAGAGAGTAGTACAGGAGTAGAATCAAAAATGGGTGTGCAGTGTGCAGCGTGCTGATTCTTGGGATCGATCCCGGCGTGAATGGCGCGGCCGCGTTGATACGAGTGGCGGCTGGCGCCATCGCCCAATGCTTCATCGAGGCATGGACGATCGAGCATCAACGGCCGCTGGCGCTGGCCGCCAAGGCAAGGCTGATTGTCGTCGAAGCGCAGCATGCCTCTCCCCAGATGGGCACACGCTCGGCCTTCGCCCTGGGGCAGGCGTACGGGGCCGTCAGGGGCGCGATGGCTGGCCTGAATCACCCGTGGGTGGAATATGTCCAGCCCTCGGTGTGGAGAGGCTCCTACGGGCTCGGGGGAGGCGCGGCCGGCAAAGCGGCCGGCGTCGCCATGGCGAGGGAGATCCTGCGAGAGCCTGAACGGTCCCTGACGCATGACGAAGCCGATGCCGTGCTGCTGGCATGGTGGGGCTGGCGAAATATCATTTGTCATAAATGATAAAGGCACCCGAAGGTGCCTTTTTGGTTCATGACCCAAAGGTGCCGCCAACACGGCGGCGGGCGCTCTCGCCATTCCAGACCGGCGTCTGGACAGGTTCCCACTCCGACTCCCAGGCGTCCTGTCTTCCCAGGAGCGTTCCGTCACTGGCGCGCATGGTTGAATAATACCGAGAGCGGTTAAAATTGAGATGACACTTGTCCATCTCGTAGCGGCAGTCGTCGTCGGTATAGCAGGTGCCGAGATTGATCTTCGCGGCGGCCAGCAACGATTTGACCTCCGCGTGCATCCGGCGGGACTGGTCCTGGTCCAGAGGTGTCCAGTCGATATCGATCGTGACCCATCCGGCGGCGGTGCCGCGTGAGCCGCGAACGGAGACCTTGCCGCGTCCAAAAGCGGCCTCGAGGGTTGTCTTAATGGCGCGGTTACGAGTGGCGTAGTAGCTGGTCATGACTGATTATCCTGTTTGACTGTTTGAGCTGGTTAACTGGTTGACCCCACCTATATGGACCCGTTGCGTTCACAGTTCAATGGGTATTTTCGCTTCGGCATGATTTATTTGCCGGATCAGGCAAATCATGCCATGTCAGAACTGTATCAGCGCATGGGACTGTGTCTCAATTGTCAGCAAACATACAAAACAGGCAGAATACTCGGACAACGAAGAATCCGAACATGGTTCGGTCTACGTCGTTTCAACCTGGGCGTTCGGGCAATCCAAGCGGGCGTCCGAAGACCGAGGTCGATATCGCGGCAATGGCTCGCGTGCATGGTCCAAAGTGTATTCAGGTTATCGTTGGGATGCTGAGTGGCGAGGATCAGAAGCTACGGCTCGCGGCGGCCGTTGCTTTGCTTGATCGCGGCTTCGGCCGGCCAAAGCAAGAGATGGATATCAATAGCAACTCAACCATTGAACTGCATCTTGTCGCGGCTCGAGCAATCAGCGCAACGCTGATCGAACAGCAATCAACGCCAACAATCGAAACGATTGAGTCCACATCTACAGACATTCCAACGGAATGATAGTGTAATGAACACGCATCCAAACATGGAGTGTGTCCGCATACGTCCGTTTGGACATGATCCCAATGCCAAACATCAAGTCACAGTCAACATGATCGCGCGTTCGGGTGCATACGCGCGTGCGCGCGCCCAGGCGCGCGGGCGGGGGCACGCCCCCCTGTCCGCGCGTGTGGCGATGGCACTGGCACCCCTTCCAAAATTGTCAGGGGTATTTTCAAAACATCATTACGATGTTGATATTATATGAATACCGAAGGGGAACATACCAACGGTCGTAGCACCACTAAGGTATTGGCTACTATACCGGAACGATTGATACGGACGTTACCACCTGGATTTGTCGTGCTTATCGTTCTCAATGTTATGTTCATGGGCGTTCTCGCTTACGCCGTTCAACATAATTCCGAAGCGCGTAATGCCATGTTGAAAACGATCATCGATAAATGTCTGGAACGAGAACGATGAGTACGACTCTCGCCACCAACCCGTTCCACGCGGCGATCGAAAAGTATGCCCGCGCGCCGATCGCCTTCGTGCGGGATATTCTTGGTCAGGAACCGGATTCCTGGCAGCTGGAGGCACTGCGCGCGGTGGCGCGCGGGCATACCCGTCTTGCTATAAGGAGTGGTCATGGGGTAGGCAAGGCCATGAGTTTATCATCGGTGGTTCCTACTCCCGACGGCGATCGCGTCTGGGGTGATTTACGCCCTGGCGACAGATTGTTTGGTTCGAACGGTGAAGCGACGCACATCGTTTCTCGCCACGACCAGGGCGTTCGTCCGATGTTTCGGGTGACGTTCGACGATGGAACGTCGTGCCGGGTGGATGGCGAACATCTATGGACGGTGCGGGGCCGTAAGGAGCGGCGAAAGTATGGCTCCGCTGGTATTTATACCACATTGACCACGGCTGAAATCGTGGCGCGCGGGGTAAAGCGCCCGAACGGCGTATCCATGTCACGGCAATGGGAGCTACCGCTGCATTGTCCGGTCCAGTATCCCTCCAGAGACGTTCCAATCCCGCCTTACTTCGTTGGCGCGGCGCTGGCGGACGGCTCTTTGACGCGCCAGTCCACCTTTCAGATGTCGGGAAGTGTCGCGAAACTGGCTCATTGGCAATCTCTCGCCACCCATGCGGGGCTGCGTTCGCGGGCGTGGCGAGACACCACGAGAAGTCAGGATGTTGGCCATATTACTCTTTATGGACAGACGGCCTTCCTGCGCGAACTGAATATGAGCGGGCAGCGCGGCGAAGACCGGTTTGTTCCTCCGCTTTACAAGGAAAACACGCCGGCGGTTCGCCTGGGTGTGCTTCAGGGGTTGATGGATGCCGATGGCTATGCCGACGCGCGCGGCATCGCTGTTTATACCACGGTATCTTTTCACCTCGCTGAAGACGTGGCGTGGCTCGTGCGCTCGCTCGGTGGCAAGGCGTTTATCGGTACCCCTCAGCCGAGCCACTATAAAAATCCCGAGGGCGAGCGCATCAGGACGAAAGATCATTATGACGTGACGGTTCGCCTGCCTCCGGGCATGGACCTGTTTACGCTGCCATCGAAGGCAAAACGGCAGCGCCCCTGCCAGCCGCGTTATCTCGTTCGTTGGATCGACAGCATCGAGCCTGATGGCGAAGAGGAGGCGATGTGCGTCAAGGTTGACGCCGGAGACTCGTTGTATTTAGCGAATGATTTCATTGTCACGCATAATACCTGCTTCGCCGCGTGGCTGTGCGTATGGTTCATCTGCACCCGCGCGCCGTTCAAGGTCGCCATAACCGCGCCGTCCTCGTCCCAGTTGTTCGACGCGCTTTGGCCCGAGTTCATCAAATGGCTGAACATTCTTCCGTCCGGCTGGCGCGATCTGTGGGATATTCGTTCCGATCGCGTCACGCTGAAGGCCGATCAGGAATGTTTCGTCACCGCGAGAACCTCACGGCCCGATACGCCCGAGGCGATGGCGGGGCTGCACTCAGCCCATATTCTTCTCATCGCCGATGAGGCCAGCGGTATCCCCGAATCGGTCTTCGAGGCCGCGTCGGGCTCGATGTCATCGCATGGCGCGATAACGCTCCTCATCGGCAACGCGACCAGATCAACCGGTTTCTTC